GCGAATTTATTTCGGCTATTCCAAAAATGGTTAATCGTGTTGAAGAACGACTAGTCAAAGCTTTGGATGATTTTGGTTTGGTAACAACCACAACAGTTACATTATCTGCAGGCAAAAATACTCTTACATTGCCAGCAGAAACACGATATGTAAAAAATCTTCGAATTGAAGATAGTGGTACTAAAATTAATTTGCTTCAAAGGACAGATGAATTTATTTATGACTACTGGCCTGTCAGTGCCAGCACGGGAACACCAAAATATTATGCTAAGAAAACAAATACTAATGTTATTGTTGCTCCTACTGCAAGCGCTACTTATAATGGTGAGCTTGTATATGTCGCTAGACCAGCTGCTTTGACTAGTTTAAATCAAACTAACTATTTCTCTGATTTTTGTTATGATGCTTTATTTTATGGCTGCATGGTAGAAGCAGGGGATTTTATGAAAAATTATACAGTAAGTAATTATTATGAACAACGATATACTAATTCTGTAGAACTTTTGAGAAATCAATCTCGAAGAACACGCCGTGACGATATGGAAGCTCCTGCTTCTTTATTTGGTGAAAACACAATTAATGGAAGTGAATAAAGGGAGTTAACTTAAAATGGAAAAAACAGGTTATCAAAAATATATGGAAAATTTGCGTGCTGAACGTGCTAAAAAGAAGGCTGCTAAATCAGCCTCTCGTGAATCTAAGATGACGGTTGCAGAATTAAAGTCTGTAATTAAAAAGAGTCAAGATACTATTAATAAAGGATTGAGCAAATCAAGCAAGGGAAGTTATATGAGAACCCCTGTTGCAAAAAATGCTCAAGCTCGTTTTGATAGAGCGGCAAAAGAATTAAAAGCACGTGGTGAAATGAAGCCTGCCGCTAAACCTGCTGCTAAACCTGCTGCTAAAAAACAAACATTTAGTCAAGCTTTTGCTGCTGCACGTAAGGCGGGTAAAAAACAATTTATGTTTAACGGTAAGCCTTATCATACACGCACTAAAGAAGAAGAAGCGGCTAGAAAAAAGAAAGCCAGGTTGACAAAAACTGTAGCCAAGTCTGGTGCAGATTCTCGTAAATTAAGTACTAAAAGAAAACGCAGACAGGCTGGCAAATATGTCGGCCCTCGTCAAGAGATGGTTGACCGCTTGTCTTCTAAAAAATCTTATGGTGGTGGAATGAAAAAGAAAACTGTTAAGCGTCAAGCTGGTGGTGGTATGTCAGGTAAGCCTAAAGGTGTTGGCTGCGCTAAGTCTGGTTATGGAAAGGCAATGAGGTAATGAAAAAAGTACCAGCAGATAATCCAGGTCTTTCAAAGCTTCCTACTAAGGTTCGCAACCGTATGGGTTATAGGCAAGAAGGCGGTGGATTGAAAGAGTCTAGCACACGTGGTACGCCCGAACAAGCCAAGCGTGCCTATGAATCTGAAAAGGCTCAAATGGAAGACTTCAAAAAACATATGGACTATATTGAGTCTCAACTTTCTGATAATCGTGGCAGTAAAAAAAAAGTAAATAAAAAGGAAGGTAGCCGTGTTAATGAGGCAGGCAACTACACACAGCCTGGTATGCGTAAAAGATTATTTGAAAGTATTAAGGCAAGCGGAAAGGGCGGAAAGCCTGGTCAGTGGTCAGCAAGAAAAGCTCAAATGCTGGCAAAACGTTACAAAGAAAGAGGTGGGGGCTACAAATCGTAGTATGTTAAATGGCAAAAGCAAAATCTCAAAAGTCTCTCGACAAGTGGACAAAACAGAAGTGGAGAACTAAGAGTGGCAAGAAGTCGAGCAAGACTGGCGAAAGGTATTTACCAGAGGCGGCTATTGAGGCACTCTCCCCAGCAGAGTATGCGGCAACATCGAGAGCAAAAAGAAAAGGAAGCAAACAGGGAAAGCAATTCGTTAAGCAGCCTAAAGCTATAGCAAAGAAAACTGCAAAGTTTCGCAAGGCAGCAAAAGGCGGTTCTATATCAGGACATAACAGGTTATACTAATGGCACTCACAGACGCAGAAAAAAATAAACTAAAGAAGCTAGGACTATCTGGTTTAAACAAACCCAAGAGAACTCCTAATCATCCAAGCAAAAAGGCCGTAGTGGCCGTAAGGGGAAACAATGGAAACGTTAAAGTCATTCGGTTTGGCGCTCAAGGAATGGGTCACAACTACAGCCCAGAAGCTCGTAAAAACTTTAAAGCACGGCATGGAAAGAACATTGCTAAAGGCAAGACTTCAGCTGCTTACTGGGCTGATAAAGTCTTTTGGGCAGGTAAGTCAGGCAGTAAAAAACGGCCTCCTAAAAGTCAAAAGCAGACTTTCGGTCTTGGTCGCAAGAGCAGAAAAAAAACTTAAAGACAATGGCGATAAGTAGGGCAGCGACCAGTCAACAAATTACTAAGGTTGGAAGAAAGGTAGGTGGTCTTAAAAAACAAACTACTGGCTCAAAACGTCCAAGAGGCGGAAGCCGTAAGAAGACTGGTCGCAACAACAAAGTAGCAGCAAGGAGGCCTTAAATGGCAACATCAGGTACATATAGTTTCTCAATGGATATTGATGAAGTAATCCAAGAAGCAATGGAAATGATTGGTGGCGAACCTACGCTAGGCGAAGAGCCTCGCTCTGCACGCCGCTCTATAAACTTGCTCCTGCAAGATTGGCAAAACCGTGGTATTCAGCTTTGGACAATTAATACTACGGCGGTGTCCGTGGCAACAAGTGTCACAGCCTATAGTCTAGACGCACATAACATCGACGTAATTGAAGCGGTGGTTAATAGAGACAATACTGACCTGCAGCTAGAACGCATTAGCATGGAAGAGTATCTCAAGATTCCACGCAAAGGGCAGACGGGTCGTCCGACACAATACGCAGTACGCAGAGAGCGTGATAATCCTGTCGTGTATCTGTGGCCTGTACCCGAAAACAATACAGACAAAGTTAAGTTTGAAACTGTAAAATATTTTCAAGATGTCTCACGGTCTTCGCAGACTGCAGACATCTCTCGCCGTTTCTATCCCTGCCTTACTGCAGGTACGGCATACTTTATGTCCATGAAGCGACCAGGTGTCGATATGGGCAGAATCCAAATGTTGAAGACGGAGTACGAAGAAAGGCTGGTACGAGCGCAAGAGGAAGATAAAGAACGTGCAAGCTTATATCTTACGCCCCGCCTGAACTATAAGTAATGGGAGCAACTAAATCATTAGGACTCTGTGACATCTGTGGCTTTCGGTATCCCTTACGGGAACTAAAAAAGAATAGCTATGGTATGATGGTTTGTAACATGGACTACGAAGGAAAGTATGACCGACACAACCATCCCCAAAACAGAATAGCCAGAGTAACCGATGATGAAAACATTAGGGATGCTAGACCACAACGACCTTCACTTGTTTCGGCAGTTCCTGTGTCGGCGTGGCTACCAGAGTTATAAATGGCTAGAGGAAAACATGTTAAAGCAGAATGTGATGTATGTGGTTTTTCTTATCCTCGCAGCAGGCTTCGAAAGAACAGCTATAACTTGTGGGTCTGTCCCGATGACTGGGATGGGGCATACAACAGGGTAGACCATCCACAGAATAGAACACCCGATATGCGGGACAGAAGCAACTTCGTAATGAATGCACGACCTGACCCTAATATTGACAGGAACATAAACTGGGAAGATGCCACTGAACGACACACGATTATTTATCAGTGGGAACTATTAGATAAGAATTGGAATACAGTATAGATGGCAGACTTAACAGGTAAAAAGATTGCAAATACCTATAAGGATTTGTTGCAGATTAATTCTAGTGCATCTAATAGTGGTATAGATGAAACACTGCGCAAGGTTCAAGACGGTGCTGGCAATAACTCTTCACTAAAACTTTCACAAACCTCTGCTGCCTTTACAGGCAATGTAAGCATTGCAGGCAGCTTGAAAGTTACAGGAACATTTCAACCAAACAATTTACAAACTACAAATATCGTAGCTACAAGTATTACAACAAGTACGTTGAATGCTACAAATCTTACATTCCAAGATGTAAGTGTTAGCAGCCTACGCACTGGTGATTTATTTGCTACAACTGTTAGTGCAGGCACAGTAAGTGCAACCACTGTTGCTGCTACCAATATTACATTAGCAGGTGAGCCAGTAGCTACATCATCAGGATTAGCAACAGTTAGTTCAACTATGGCTACTAGTATTGCTAATGTATCGGCTGCTCTTGAGACACGTATTGCAGGAGTAAGCTCTACCTTTGCTTCAACCTCTGCGACTTTGGAAAGTCATATTAACACAGTTTCGGCTACCTTGTCAACCACTAATGTAGCTTTGCAAACATCTATTGCAAATGTTTCTAGTACAATGGCAACAAGCATTGCCAATGTGTCGGCTGCTCTTGAGACACGTATTGCAGGAGTAAGCTCTACTTTTGCTGGTACGTCTGCTACGCTTGAAAGTCGCATTGCGACAGTATCCTCAACAATGGCAACAAGCATTGGCAATCAAATGCCTAAATCTGGAGGAACGTTTACTGGTAATGTGGCTTTTGATACTGCTATTTCTGTTGCTGGTCAAGTGCATACTACAAACGGAGTTAAAGTATCATCTTCATATCCTTATGTTAATTTTTCAGAAACAGATACAACAGATTTAAATTCATCTTTAATTAGTAATGGTGGTAAATTTCAACTTGGAACAGCAAGTAATAGCTTTGGTAGTTTTACTCCTCGTTTTGAAATTGACCACTCAACGGGTAATGCTAACTTTACTGCCAATGTAACTGCCACAGCTTTTTATGGTGACGGTAGTAATCTTACAGGTATTGTAGCTGCAAGTGTAGGAACTTCGGCTACATTAGAAACAAGAATTGCTACAGTATCTTCTACAATGGCAACAAGTATTAGCAATAGCAATTCTGCCATCACTTCTGTAAATACTATCGCAGTTGCTGCCCTACCTAAAGCAGGTGGAGAAATCACTGGAACTGTAAGCATTCCAGATAATGTTAAAATACAGTTTGGAAGTGGCTCTAATAGAGTTGAGCTTTTACATACTGGCTCTAATTTTCATATGAGAGATGTCGGCGCAGGCAATATGATTATTAGAGGGTCTGATACTCTACAGCTTGAGTCTGCTATAGCTGCAAAGTATGTAGTTTGTAGTGCAGGTGAGGCAGTAAACCTGTACTATAATAATAATAAAAAAATGGAAACTACCAATACAGGTATTTTTGTAGATGGTAATGTTACTGCAACAGAATTTTATGGTGGTGGTAGTAATCTTACTGGAGTTGCTAGTGCAGGAACTTCGGCTACACTACAAACAAAAATAACAACAAATATTAATGCTATTACATCTATTAATAATGTAGTTAGCGCACTTAGTTCTGTTGTTAATGATGTTAATGCTTCTGCTATTGCTGCTAATGCACAGGCAATTGCTTTGGCTAATACTTCAATTGCTGCTAACGCCTCTACTGTTGCTATTAACATGGCAGCTATTACCTCTGTTAACAATATTGCTACTGCTAATGTCGCAGCTATTACATCTGTTAATACTCGCATAAATGCAGTGTCAGTCCTTGCAGAAACAAAAGCAAGTGCTGCCACCTCTGCTAATCTTGAAACACGTATTAATGCAGTGTCTGTTCTTGCGGAAACTAAAGCTAGCGCTTCTACATCTGTTAACTTAGAAACACGCATCAATGCAGTATCTGTTCTTGCAGAAACAAAAGCAAGCGCAACAACATCAGCTACATTAGAAACACGAATAGCAAGTGTATCATCTACATTTGCTACAACCTCTGCTACTTTGGCTACTTCTATCGCAACCGCAGCTGCCGCTGCCGTGGCTTTTGCCATTGCATTGGGCTAACTTTTAGGGTATAATATTGACATGGCTAACTCTTTTAAATTATCTACCGCATCCTCTGTAGGCACAGCTGAAGTGTCTGTGTATGAATGTCCAGCATCTACTTCAACTACAATTATTGGGTTGACAGTTGCTAACATTATTAATTCACAGATTGCTGTGGATGTAAAGATTAATGATGGCGGCTCTTCCAAGATTCACTTGGTTAAGAATGCCCCAGTGCCTGCAGGTGGTACATTGGTAGTGGTGGGTGGCGACCAAAAGGTTGTCCTTGAGCCTACTGATGTTGTAATTGTTCAATCAGATACTGCGTCATCTGGTGATGTAACAATGAGCTACCTGGAGATTACTTAATGTCAATCAGTAAGATTATTAATGACGGTATTGGTGATATTGACGAATTAACCGTTGACACTAATACACTTGTAGTTGACAGCACGAATAATCGGGTTGGCATCGGCACGACTTCGCCTGATATGGGCATACATTTGTCATCTGGTGGCACAAACTATCTGCGTGTCACAAACACAAGCACAGGTGTTGGCTCTGACTTTGGCACATCGTCTACTGGCACTGAAATCATCAATCGACAAAATGCGCCTATTCGTTTTCAGACTAATGCCACAGAACGCATGAATATCACAGGGGGCGGAAGTCTAAACATTGCCTCTCCCAGCAGCAGCACAAATATTGGAAGATTAGATAGTTCTACATATTCTAGTGGCGAAAGAACTTTATATATATGGGCTGGCGATGGGACTAATTATACGCAAGTTTCTGGTCGTAATGCTGCTGATGGAAGCCCTGTATTTCAAGGGGTTGTGGGCGGCACGGCTCGTTCTGAGATTGAAGCTAATGGCGACTTCCTCTCTGCTACAAATAGCTACGGCTCAACGTCTGACGAAACGCTAAAAGAAAACATTGTTGCTTCTGGTTCTCAGTGGGATGATATAAAAGCGGTTCAGGTTAAAAAGTTTAGCTACATTGCAGACGATTTAGATGCGCCTAATATGCTTGGCGTTATTGCTCAAGACCTAGAAGCATCGGGAATGAATGGGCTGGTCAAGACTAAGACAAAGACACGCCCTACCGAAGATGGTGACGAAGAAGTTGTTTTGGACGATGATGGCAATCCAGTCACTTATAAGACGGTAAAGTATTCTGTCTTGTATATGAAAGCCATCAAAGCCCTGCAAGAGGCAATCACCAAGATTGAGGCACTCGAAATACAGAACGCCGACTTTGAAACACGCATCGCCGCACTGGAAGCTAACTAATGGCATACTTAGGACAAGGAGCAGAGGGTAACTTTACTACGACCAACGCTAAAGATACGTTTAGCGGTAACGGGTCTACGACTACCTTTACCTTGTCGCAGCGTGGCACTGAAAACAATGTAGATGTTTTTGTAAACAATGTTAGACAAGAGCCAGGGGTGGCATATAACATTGAGGGCAATGGAACGTCACTGGTCTTTACTGCTGCACCCAGCACAGGGACTAACAATATCTATGTAGTTAACCGTGGTCCTGCAGAGTTATCTGCTACACACCCTTCAGGGCAAGCTCTTGAGGCAACTAACGGAACATTTACTGGCGACCTGACTGTTGACACTGATACGCTGTTTGTTGACAGCACAAATAATCGGGTCGGGGTGGGGACTGTTTCGCCTTTGCAAAAACTCGATGTAAGAGGCGCAGGCGCAAGAATATATCTTAATGACGCAAATGAAGATATTGACATGAACAGTACTGCCGATGGTCAGTTGCGTCTTGATGGTTCTGGTTATGCTGGTGCAATTGCGCTTAACACAGAGGGAATGAATATTTATACCAACGCTTCTTCAAGAGATATAATTTTTGGCGTAAACGAAACAGAACGAATGAGAATCATCAATAGCGGCGGCATCACATTCAACGGCGACACTGCTGCGGCCAATGCGCTGGACGATTATGAGGAAGGCACTTGGACAGCCACAACTGACCAAGGAACGCTTTCTTCTTCGTCTACATGTAAATATGTTAAAGTGGGTAGTTTAGTAACAGTTACTGGCCTTGTAAGTAATTTTTCTAATAGGACTTCTACAGGTAATGTAATAATAAGAGGACTACCCTTTGCGACTGGTTCAACCGATATTGCAATAGGTGTAACATTGTCTAGGTTTATTAATGCTACAGGTGACCAAACATCATTATATTTAGGAAGCAGTAGAAGTTACATAGCTTTTTATAATATGAATCAAGGAAGTGCTTATGACCAAGTTAGACATGCAGACTTAAATAGTCCTTCTTCTAACTTTCATTTTACAGTAACGTATAGAGTAGCATAACCCGTCTGGAAGTCGGGTCGGACAGGTGGCAATTCCGCCACGATAAATAGAAGGAGAAAACAAATGGCATTAACTAAAGAATTTGAATATGACTGCGAAGTAAGGGGCGAACACAAGAACGTCCAAGTTCGCACAGCAACTATCGTAAAAGATGACGGTGAGGAAATCAGTCGCACTTACCATCGCCATGTTCTGCACTGCCGCACCAAAACAGATGACACTTGGGGCGACACTGACATCAGTGGCGAGGACGCAGCAATTCAAGCTGTGTGCAATGCAGTATGGACAGATGCAGTCAAGTCAGCTTACGAAACTGCAATGGATTCAGCAACAGACCTATAAGGATAACCAATGGCTTCACAGGCACGACAACTAGCAGATAAGTCTATAGCACCGCCAGGTCGCCGTAACCTGATTATCAATGGTGCTATGAACGTGGCGCAGCGTGGAACATCAGTTACAGATATTTCAGGTGCTGGATATAAAGCACTTGATAGGATGAGGTATTCTTCGACACAAACAAGCACATCTAGATTTACGCAAGAACAAGTATCGGATGCTCCTGATGGATTTTCTAATTCACTTAAACTTACAACAACAACTGCAGAAGGCGGCATTCCTGCAGATGGTCGTGTTAGTGTTATTGACTATCGAATTGAGGCGCAAGATTTACAGCACTTAAAATATGGAACTTCAAATGCTCAAAAAATAACTTTGTCTTTTTATGTTAAATGTAGCCTAACAGGTTCTACAACAGTTGGTATTTATGCTCCTG